AATCGACTTCAGTCTAAGAAAGCAGAGAGACAAAGACAAGATTCAGAGGCTTATAATCCAGCACATACTAGAACAGCTAGAAAGATTATTTCTGGTAAAAAGACTTTTATGTCTAAAGCTATTAGGCAAGCGCCTCCTAACCATCATATCACTACTAGTAACAGTACTGCTACATCTCCACAAGGTAAACAACAGATTACTTTTTTGGATAAGACTTTGGATAAGGCTTTTATTGATACTTTTATGCCATATTCTGTTGAGCATAATAGAAAGTTTTTCGTGGAGTCTATTATTCAGGATTGGGAATTCACCAATTCTGCTAATGTTCCTGGTGAGGTTACATTTTATCAGTGTACACCTAAAACTAATTCTGTTGATACTGCAACAACCTGTATTAAGAATGGGTATTTGTCTAAATTTGGAAATGTAGACGTCACAGATAAGCCTTATATTTATCCTGAAGGTTCTGTTGTTTTTCAAAAGAACTGGAAAGTTTTATCTAAGATGAAGTTTATACTTGCTCCTGGCGAGTTAAAGCACATTCATGTTTATCGACAAATCAACAAATTTTTTAATTTGATGGAATTAGATAAGGGAACTGACAACACTGAAGCTGGTAATTGGTTTCCTTATAAGAGTTTATTTACTTTTATTCATATCAAAGGATCTGTAGTTCAGCTAACATCAGGTGGTGCTAGTATTTCAGAATTCAATGTTCCTTGGTTCCTTGTTCAGAAGTTTAAATACAGATATCCATCAGGTACTGCTGTTGTTTCTGCAGTTAACACATTTACAAATGGATTAGATCCAACTACACAAGCTAAGATTATGATTCCTGAATCAGGAGATTCTAAAAATGTTACACATGCATAATAAATTATTTATTCTCTTCTATGTCTTCTACGTCTTCTTCTTGGGAAAGCGTATTGAATGAATTCCCTTGGCGGATAGTTCCTTAGGTGAGTAGGGTAAGTGTATCTATTCGCTTGATATGTATTCATTCTACGATTTCTTGCATTTATTGCTGCTCTTAATCTACCTCTTCTAGCGTTTGTTTCCCAAAAATTCATGTTTTAAAAATTGAAGTTTTTTTTTGGCCCGATGTTTACATCATGTGACCGTCAGTATTACCGGTCACTTCGGGCCATTTACTTCAGGCCGACCAATCAGATGTCGAGTTTTTTTTTCGACCAATCATCGGCCTCTATTTTTAACCAAAACCAGACACTTCCCGTTTTTTTAATGCCTGGTGCTAAACATTGGTGTATTACTTGGAATAATTATGATGATCCTTGTCTTGGTTTTGATGAGGATACCATGCAATATATGATATGCGGATTAGAAGTAGGTATGTCTGGTACACCACATATACAAGGATATGTTCAATTTAAAGAACGTAAAACGTTAAAACAGTTGAAAAATATTTGGCCCAATCAGCACATGGAAATTGCAAAAGGTACTCCCTCAGCCAATCAAACGTACTGTTCAAAAGATGGCCAATCACATGAACACGGAAAATGTATAAAAGGGCAAGGCGCCCGTAATGATTTATTAGCAATAAAAGAACTTATTGACAATGGAGAACATCATCGAGTTAGAGAGCAATATTATGCAGACTATATCAGATATCAAAAAGCACTCAAGGCAGATATCCAGCACGTTACACGAGATAGAGAAGAACTCACTGAGCTTCACATCCATTGGGGCACAACTGGAACTGGAAAAAGTCGATTTTGCTTTGAAAACTATCCTGGAGCATATTGGAAATCTAAAGGAGAGTGGTGGGACGGATACGAACAACAAGAAACTGTGGTTATCGACGAGTTCTACGGTTGGTTGCCCGTTGATCTCATGCTCAGACTCATCGACAGGTATCCTATGCAAGTCCCCTATAAAGGAGGATTTACCAAGTTCACCTCCAAGCGCGTTATTATCACCGCAAACACCAGCTGGCAAGAGTGGTGGCGATGCTTGGATGATAGACTCAGAGCTGCCTTCGAGCGGAGAATCACTAGTATTAAAGAATACACCACAGCAGACTTGGACAACTAGAACACCATTTTATGTTGATCCTGGTCATGAAGGTTTTACTGTTGTTATTACACACAAGGAAAGCGATAGTATTATTAGAGTTGACATTGACGATTGTCATGAATCAGAGGCATACGAAACTAGCGAATACGATGAAGATGAATAAATTTATTTTTTCATAATGTATTTCCGTCCATATTTTCTGATGGTGGTCTTCTTTCGTGCATACACTCGCTTTTTTGTATACAGTTTACTATAACGCCTGCTACGATAAGGATAATTAGATCTAGTAGTAGGTTTACCACAAGTATAGCATTTAACACGTCCATACGTTCGTTTCATTAGGAGAAGCCAGAGGAGGGGAAAGGCGATAGTCCGCGCCGTAACGTCCCCGTAAAACATGTACGGGAAAACTGGACGTCAAATTTATAGACACGTTAAGAAGAATGCTCCATTTTATTCTAAATTGGGTAAAGATCTCTATAACAAATATAATCGACTTCAGTCTAAGAAAGCAGAGAGACAAAGACAAGATTCAGAGGCTTATAATCCAGCACATACTAGAACAGCTAGAAAGATTATTTCTGGTAAAAAGACTTTTATGTCTAAAGCTA